GCTGGCACGCGACTACGATATGACCGAAATGCGCGTGCGTCAGATCGTCGCGCAAGCCATGCGCATCGACCGCGCAAAGCGCCAGCAGAGTCTTTTCGAGGTTGGCTAAAATCGGGCGCTGGGGCGATTTGCCGACCCCATGCGCCTCCAACCATGCGGCGCGGTCGATTTAAAGCCGCCTAGCGCGTTTATAAACGAACCTAAACGCGGCCCCGCCTGTTTGTCCCCCTGCATTTCCCGCCTTCCTGGCGAATGCTTCCAAAATCTCCCCGTTTCAGCCGTTGCGGCAAATAGTAAAGCGTTTTGATTATGCCCATGCCGCGCATTGCGGATACTGCGGACATGGATACGAACAACGCCCCCAAGACCATCAAGCCGATTGAGATTTTCAAACCCGGCTCTTTCATCGCCGTCAACGGCGTGCGCTACAGCTTCACCGCTGCGGATGTAGCGGAACTGGCGGCGAGCTACGACCCGGCCATGTCAGATGCGCCGTTCGTGGTCGGTCATCCCAAGTTGACTTCGCCGCGCTTCGGGCACGTCGCCAGTCTGGCGGTCAACGGCGCGGGAGTTCTGTGCGCCTCGCCGGCCAATGTGGTGCCGGAGTTCGCCGATGCCGTCAATGCCGGGTTTTATCCGAAAGTGTCGGCGTCCATCTTTTTGCCGGACGCGCCTGGCAATCCGACGCCAGGCAAACATTATTTACGCCACGTCGGCTTTCTCGGTGGCGCTGCGCCTGCGGTCAAGGGCTTGCAGTCGGTCGAGTTCGCCGCGAACCAAGAAGGCATTGCCGAGTTCGGCTATGAAGATCGCGTGATCGTCAGGCTGTTTCGCGGACTACGCGACCTGTTGGTCGATAAATTCGGCCTGGAGCAGGCGCAATCGGCGTTGCCCGACTATTCGCTCGATGATCTGGACGCGGCGGCGATTGCCGATTCCCTGCAAGACCAACCCCAGCCATTACCGGCTTTTTCCGATCCACAAACACAGGAGGATGATTTGTCACTAATCGAACAACAAAAAGCGCTTGATACGCAAGCCGCCGCACTGGCGGCGCAATCCGCTTCGCTTGCAGCGCGGGAAGCCAAACTCAAGAAGGTCGAGATTGCCGATTTCGCAGAAGGCTTGTGCGTTGCCGGCAAACTGCTGCCAGCGCAGAAAGCCTCGGTTGTCGAGATTCTTTCGCAACTGGACGGCGCGAACAAGGTTGCCGACTTTGCCGCCGGCGACGAAAACCACGGCAAGACCGGCGCGGATTTGTTCCGGCAGTTCTTGGCCGGCCAGCCGAAACAGGTGGAATTCAACCGCGTCACGACCGGCGTAGGCAGTAACGCGACCGTGGTCAGCTTTGCGGCACCGGCCGGCGAGCGCGTCGACGAAGCCGGCCTGGCTGAACTCGCCGCTGTCGAAGCGTACCGGGCTGCGAATCCGAACATCGATTTCGTCACGGCTGTGAAAGTCGTGCGGTCGACCGCACGATAACCCTGGGCGCATCGGCGCGCCCCTTGCATCCTTTTAATCGATACCAGGAGTCAGTATGAGTAATCAAGCAATTTCCCTGCTTACCTTGAACATCCTTGCCAGCGTGGCGGTGGCGCAGCATGTCGCCGTCACCGCTGCTGGCGTGCCGGGTGCGACGAATCTTTACGGCGTCACCACGATGGCCGCTGCGGCTGGTCAAAGCGTCCCGGTCGACGTGATCGGCACAACTCCCATCACGGCTGGTGCTGCGATTCCGGTTGGCACTCAATTCGTGATCGCGGATGCCAACGGCTGCGCGATTGCGGGCGGCACGGCGGGCGCGTGCCTGGGCAGGCTGGTTCCCGGCCAGTATGCCTCTGCCGCAGGCGATATCGTCGAAGTGCTGCTGCAACTGGACATTTAATTTCAACCTGGCTGGAAAAGAGAAACGGCTTGTGGTTCGCGGAGATTGTGGCCGATCACATACTAGGAAAACACTGCCGCACCCCGTAGGCCGTTTCACTTTTCCAGTCTTCAATTTGTAGAAAATAGGAGAAAGCATTCATGTTAAACAACCAGCAAGCAATGGTCATAGACCCGATCTTGACCACCTTCGTGCGCGGGTACAGCAATAACGATTACGTCGGGAACGTGCTTTTCCCGGAAGTCAACGTCATGACGTCGGGCGGTCAGGTGATCCAGTTCGGCAAGGAACACTTTGTCATTTACGACACGCAGCGTGCGCCTGGCGGCGCCACACGTCGCGTCGAATTCGGTTACCTGGGCGATCCGTATGCAACGGAAAATCATGCATTGGAAGCGCTGGTGCCGGATGAAACCGGACGCGATGCGGCTCTCGTTCCTGGCATCGATCTGGCGCGTGAGGCGGTCGCTCTGGCTTACGATGCGATGAAGCTCAAGCTGGAATACCAGCAAGCAAAAGTGGCCACTACTGCTGCCAATTATCCGGCCAGCAACGTGGTGGCGTTGGCAGGCACGACGCAATGGGACTCGACCACGTCGACGCCGGTTGAAAATATCGTCATCGGACGTGAAGCGATCCGTGCGTCGACCGGGAAGTATCCGACATCGTTGATCTTGCCACCTGGCGGCATCATGAAGCTGGATCAAAATGCGTCGATCCGCGACCGTCTGAAGTACACGTCGTCGGATACTTTGACTGCGGCCATGCTGGCGCGGCTGTTCCAGGTGGATGAAGTGGTCGAAGGAAACGCCGTCTACACTGCGCAAGCGACCGGCCAGATCATGGACGTGTGGGGCAACAATGCGGTGCTGGCGTATGTGCCGAAAAACTTCCGTTCGGTGCGCGCGCCGTCGTATGGCTATACCTACCAGTTGACGGGCAACCCGAACGTCAAGATGCCATACCGCGACAACAATCGCGATTCCTGGGTATACGGCGTGAAACACGAACGCATCCCGGTAATCGCAGGTGCAGGCGGGGGCTACTTGATCCAAAACGTGTTCGGTAGCTGATGCGCTCCGACTGAAACGGGCGGATGCCGCGAAGGCGGCATCCCTTTCTAATCGATTTCAATGGGAAGTAGAAATGACTACACAATACATTGTAGTGACGCCGCTGCACAATGGCGTGGACAAGGCCAGAAAACCTATCGTCGTTCCCCCTGGGCAGGCCGTGACGCTATCCGACGAAGATGCCGCGCCGCTGCTGGCCTGCAAGGCAATCCGTTTGCCGGAAGTGGTTGCGCCAGCGCCGGAAGCTGCAAGCGGCAAGAAATAACAACCGTGCCGAGAGATGGCGCCTGCCCCCTAACAGGCGCGGAAGCAACGGAGTGCCGGGGCGCATGCGCGGATGGCACTCGGATGTATTCCAACCTTGAGCGAACCGATATCGACCAATGAGCTACGCCACCCCAGACGACATGATCGCCGAATTCGGCCAGCGCGAGATGCAGAGCATCGGCGACCCGGACGGCAACGGCACGATTGACCTGGTGCGCGTGCAAAACGCGCTGGACAAGGCATCGGAACAAATTGACTTCGCGGCAGGCCAGCGCTGCGCGTTGCCGCTGACCTTGACCGCGCCATCGGTGCAGACGTTCCTGCAACAGCTTTGCATCGATATCGCCCGCTACCGGCTCACCGGATCGAGCGGCATCACCGCTACCGATGAAGTGCGCGACCGCTACAAGGAAGCCGACGAAAAGCTGGCAAAGATCATTTCCGGCAAGATCGTGCTGGTTGAACAGGATAACGATGCGCAGGGGCTGCAACCGGGCAATCTGACTTCCGGCCAGGCTGAAAGCGAAGCGGCGCGGCGACACTTGAGGCCAGGTGGCCGCGAGTTGCGCGAATACCGCTTCGGCTTCGAGAACTTCAATCGCATGGGTCGCGACGAGTATGATTGGTGAACTCGAAGATGCGATAGTCGCTCGCATCAACCTCGGCCAGACCAACGCGCTATGGCCATACAAATTGCTGACCGTGGAAACTTACGGCGGGCAGATTTCCGAAGATACGCAATCGGTATTTCGTTTTCCGGCCGTGTTCGTCGCATTCACCCGTTCCCGGCTCTTGAAGCGCATGGGCGAGCGCACACGCTTGATGCAACTCGACGTGACGCTGTACGTTGCCGCGCGCAACCCGCGCAACGAACGCGCCACGCGCCACGGCGACATGCACGAAGCGGGCAGCTACCAGATCGCCGAGGATATGATTGCGCTGCTGGAAAACCAGTGCCTGGGCTTGCCGATGCAGGAACCGTTGATTCACACGGGCGTCGAAACCTTGTTCGTGGCGCGCAAATCCGACGGCGCAAGGGCCGAGAGCATTCTGGCCGTGCCGTTCGAGTGTCAGTTCATATGGCAATCCGCGTTGCCGGAAAGCGCCGATGCCACGCCGAACGATTGGCTGCGCTCCGGTCAATCTTTCTACCTCAATCCTGCCGACGCGGCGTCCGGCACGGCCACGCCTGACATGTCGGCGGAAATCGATTACCCGACAACGGACACATCGTCTGCATTGTAGGTTTTTCCCCTCGGCGCAGTTGCGCGCCCTTCTCGCTCCCCTTAAATAGTAAAGCGTTTTAGTTATCTGGCAGCGCGCAAAAAAGCAGAATGGTGTGTCTGCTTTTTAATTCAATGCGCGCCGCACGCTTTGCGGTGTCAGTAACAAGGATGCCGCATGGCCATTACTCTCTATATCAAAGCCGCACCGGGCATGAAATTCATGCTTGAAGGTAAGCCGAAAGTGCGTATCAGCGAAACTGCGCCGATTGCCGTGCATGCGTCGCACTACTACCGCAAGGCGATCAAGGATAAGGATTTGATCGAACTAAGCGCGGAGGAATGGGGTGACTATCTGGCGGCGCGCAGTGCGGCGCAGACCGGCACTGTCGACGCCAACGCCGCTACTACTGACGATGCTGCCGCTGCTGCTCCTGGCGCAGCCGCTGCACCATCCGCCGCTGCACCATCCGCCGTCGCGCAGACGGGCGCAGCGCCCTCGGCAAGTTCAACCAAAGCTTCGGCGGCTTCCGCAACTCCCGCCGCAGCAGCCTAATATCACACAGCGAAAGGCTCTGACATGAGTTCTCCCGATATCCAATTCGCGAATATCCCGGACGGCATCCGCACGCCTGGCGTGTACGTGGAATTCAACACGACGCTGGCAAACCAAAGTTTGCCGGGCAATACTCAAACAACGCTGATCGTCGCCCAATCGACCGCCGCAGGCAGTGTGCCGCCGCTGACGCTGACCGAAGTGTTTTCGGATACGCAAGCCGCCGCTTATTTCGGCTTCGGCTCGCAGGTGCATCGGATGGTGAAGGCGGCACTGACAGCGAATCCGCAATGCAGCCTGTCCGCCATCGCGGTTGCCGACGCTGCGCTCAGTGTTGCGGCAGTCTGGACGGTAACATTTGCGGGCGCTCCGACGACTACCGGATCGTTCACGCTGGGGCTAAACGCCGACGTGATTCAAGTCAATCCGACACCGACCGATACGCCGGCCACGATTGCCGCCGAGTTCGCGCAGCAGATCGCCGCTCTGCCGGCATTGCCGTTCACGGCGACCGCCGTAGCCGGCGTGTTGACTCTTACCGCCGTCAATGCCGGCACAGTGGCGAACGCGTTCCAAGTTGTCGGCGGCGGTGCAGTGGCCGGCGTGACGATGACCGTTGCTGTCAAGACTGTCGGCGCGTCCGATCCAAATATCACCGCTGCGCTGAACGACGTGTTCCTGGGCGGCTTCGATCAGATCGTGATTCCGTACGTCGACGCCACCAACCTGACGGCGCTGAAAAACTTTTTGGTGAATGTCGGCGGCTATGCGGAAAAACGCTGGGCGCTCGGTTACATCGCGTCAAATGGTTCTTTGTCAGCGGCGCAAACTCTTTCGGATTCGATCAATTACGGCTGGATCAATAATTCGTGGTGCCGTGGTTCAAGCACTCCTGTGATGGAAATCGCAGCGGCGTATGCCGCCACTATCGCGGCCACTACCGACCCGGCATTGCCATTCGATTTCGTGCCGGTAATGGGTATCGCGGTGCCTCCGGTTGCACAGCAAATGTCGCGCGCCGAAGAGGAAAGCGCGCTCAACAATGGGGTGACGCCGTTGCGCGTCGGGCCTGGCCAACAGGTGCAGATCGTGCGGGCGGTCACTACGTACACGCTCAACGCTGCCGGCGTGCCGGATGTCTCGTTCCTGGACATCACGACGCCGCGCACGATGAAGTATGTCG